GTGTAAACCTGGAGAAAGATGCAGGGTACGACAGCGTTTACGTGGCAAACATGGCAAAGTCGGATTACTACAAAAGTTCTATCACTGACGAAGCCCATCTCGCATTGTTCATTAAGGATTACATAGATGATGTGGACGCTTACAATGGAATGCCTTTCACGCGGTTCTATGCCGACTGCATAGGCTCTGGCAACCCGATTATTTGGTCTGAATTAATGTAATTCATATATTTGCATAAACTAAAATTTGTGCTATATGAAAGAAATTTGGAAACCAATTAGTGGATTTGAAGGACTTTATGAAGTATCTAATATGGGAAATGTAAGGTCTGTTGACAGGATTGTGAAAAGAGGGAATTGCTTTGAAAAAAGAAAATCTCACCTTATGTCTGCTGTTGCTTCTGATGGTACTCATGGATATTCTTATGTAAACTTATATATGAATGGTAAAACATACCCGAAAAGAGTGCATCGGTTAGTCGCAGAAGCATTTATTCCTAACCCTGAAAATAAGCCTTGCATTGACCATATTAATACTATAAGGAACGATAATAATGTTGAAAATTTAAGATGGGTAACATATAAAGAAAATGCTCTAAATAATATAACATATTCTCGATGTAAGCAAAATACTTATTCAAAGGATTCAATTAGAAAAGCCTTAGAAACAAAAAAGAAAAACAATAAGAAAAGAGCTCCTAAGACAGTCTACCAATTTGACAAGCAAGGTAATTTTATCGCTAAGTATTATTCTGGAGCGGAAGCATCAAGGAAAACAGGAATAGATCATAGCAGTATAATAGATGTATGTAATGGAAAATTAAATACAGCTGGAGGTTATTTTTGGGGATATGATAAGGATAACGTTAATATCAGAGAATTGCCTGTTACTGCCAATGCAAGGAAAATATGGATTTAGATATAAAGAACAAAAAGAAACATTTAAAACATGATAATACAGGAATTTTACATACCGGATTATGATTGGGAAGTCCGTGTATATTATGCGGTGGACTGCTATTATACCGACCGTATCATCGCCGACCTTCGGCGGGTTGGATGCAGGGGGCTGGATTTGGAGAATGCCTATAAGAACATGCGCTCCTGCAATCTGAATACGGGTATCACTTACTCCAATATCCGAAACAGGCAAACCGTAATGGTTATAGCCCTTACTTCTTCCCCGGCAGAGTTTCAAAACTCTTTCGACCATGAAAAGGGGCACCTATGCCGGCATATCTCACGGGCGTTCGACATCGACCCATACGGGGAAGAGGCGCAGTACCTTAGCGGATATGTGGGACAGAAGATGTTCCCGGTAGCGAAGAAATTTTTGTGTGAACATTGCAGACGTAGCTTATGTGGAAAATAGTACAAGCCATTTTATCAGGCAAATCACGGGAAGAAGTATATAACATGCTTTCTCCCGAACAGAAAGATACGCTGAACAGTCTTGCCGTAGCAAATGGTATAAACCGCCAACAACGTAGAAAACTTGAACGTGATGCGAAAAAGGGATTACATAGATGAACTGCTTGAATTGGCGGACAATGTCCTTTACATGGACTATTGCCGCCTTTTCCGGGTTATCCAATGGAACGTTTAGAACGATTTGAACGGGTTCTCCATTGGGTTATACCGCTTGCCGTTTTGGTGAGGGTATTAGCTTGGTGTCTCTAATTCTTTTACTTTTTGTAGGGCACAGCACAATACATATATGGTGCTCATGTTCGATTTGACAAAATCTGTATTCCCGTCATCTACGTATTGCACATAATCAAAAGCCAGTTCAATAAGCTCTTCCCGTAATTCTTCGGGAGATATGTAGTCTTTGAATAATTCGTCTATTGCGCTAAGGTCGTATTGC